ATCACCATTGTATTTTTCATAAAAGAAGTCATCAACAATACAATCAATGTCCTCCATAAGTTGTTCACGTTGAGTCATGATCATTTTGTGGGGAAGTTTTTGCAGACTGCATCACATAAGATGCGGGTTAAATCTTCTTGGGTTTCGGGATACTTACCCTCCCACATTTCCCAACAAAATGTTTCAACAATAGAATCAATGTCCTCCATTAGTTGTTCTCGGGCAGTCAGCATTTCAAGGTTGTCCATCATTTTAGTGTGAAGATAATCTTTAATAAGTGACATAATCAGCACATAAGTGGCATATACTCAGACAGAGGCATTTTGTCGGTGTTGAAGTCAGTTACCTCTGCACCTTTCATGATACGCGATTGCCAATCATGCTTTGCTTCAATAGCAAGAACTGTGCTGTAGGATTTTTGTTTCGTAGCGCGAAAAGTGACGCGACGAACAAATCTTTTGACAACAACTTTCATGCCTTTGATGTCATCACTCTCAGCAATAAATGCTTCGGGAAAGTAATCAACAATGGTGGCGCTATTTGTTACTTGCATCAGTTGTTCTCCTCAGTTCCAAACATTTCCTCGAAAAGATTCAGGTTTCCAGTTTTCTCTGCTACAAGTTTGCAGTTTTCGATGAACTCATCGGTGGAAGAAAGTTCTACCAGTTCGTGACAAGAAAGTGTGGAGTGCATTTTGCCGTTGCGATCTTTCCAGAGCATGATTGAATCCCTTTGACTCTTTAATAATTACACAGAACACAACCGATTGGTAAATGTTTGTGCCACTTGTACTTGTGGCACACCGATATATTCAGCATACAACCTTTCTTCTTCATTTCTTGCTTCAATTTCGTGTGGTTGATACCAATACTCATAATTTTCTACGGGTTCTTGACAATAAATCATTTTTCCGCATTTTAACTTGAGAGAACCCCTAACCCATTGTGCAAGATGTGACAATTCATGCAAAAGGGTTTTGATATAATCTTCACGGGACATTCCTACCTGCAATTCTATCAAGAACTGTCTCGGACGGTAAGTATCACCCTCCACATCGCAATATCCTACAACTCCTTCAGATTTCAATCCACGATGAACAATATGCACATCAATCTTGTGACGTGGGAAGAATTGACTCAGAAACCAATTGGTAACATCCTCACAGAGGATTTGAGAATAACCGTATCCTGAATGAGAGAGAAAATGCATGTGCCCCAGTGTAGAAACCAGATAAAAGAACTGACAAAAATGAGTTTTTCTTTAGCAGTCATCACATGTAAAGGTATCCGCCCGCCCAATCTGCCCGCTCAAAACATTTCTCACGGGACTCAATGTTCAGAAGATTGTAACGCACATGTTTTGCAGGTGATTTGTAACTGGCGGGTTTGAAAACTTCGCCAGTCTTCTTATCAACAAAGGCATGGACAGATTTTGAACCTGATTCAGTTTCCATCACCAGTTTGTGATACTTACGTCCACCTTCTTCGATGTAAAACTTGTAGTCAGAATTGGGGTGACGGTGTTGCATATCCATCAGCAGGCAATCACACAACATCAGGCAATACTTGCGGATGTTGAGTTGAATTTGATTGCGTGCGTCTTGAGTTGCAACGAAATCAGCAAATTCAGTCTTCATGGTGTGAATCCCTTGAACATCTTTAATATACATGCCAGAGGCGCTTCTGGGTGCCTCTGGTGGACACTATGCCAACTGTCCGTAGTTTACATTGTTGAAGTTTGCATGTGAAAATTGCTCTCGGTTGATGAGTTTATACATGCCAAATTCATTGGTGCGAACATAACCTTCACCACCACATTGTTGGTTTCCGATGTATGCTTTTGCACCATTGTTGCGGCACAGGAACAACATATCTTCCTTGATAGATTTCACCAACAACCAGAAACTAATCAGTCTAGAATTATCAAATGTTCCAGGCACGACTTCTCTACCTTCTCTAACACATTTGTTCAGTTGAATCTTCAATTCCTTTGCTTCTTTTTCATTCACGAAGTCTACCAACTGAGACATCTGTCGTGCGAAACCAACAATCTCCACGAAGTCTTCATCAATCTCCCATGCAACTGGTTTGACAAATTTGCATTGCTCAGTATCATCGAACACCACGAAGTCTTCGATAACATAAGCATCCTTCAATTCACCATCTGTTGCATAGATTGTGTGTGGAGCAACAATAACATCTTGCTCAATTATCTCAGGAAAGATGTAAGTGATCGTGTTGGGAGTGTAAGTATCATCACCCCCAAAACCAATAAAGTCACCTTGAACGATATAATCTGTGCGAGGCAGAGAATCAAGGCAAGCATGAAGAATGTCCGCAACTTCACCCGAATGGTTCTTGTCAATTTCTTCATGAGAATGATTGATTTTGATTTTTACTTTGTTGAAGACAGATTTAGTCCCAACAAAGAACTTTCCGTTCGCAGGATTAGTGCCCCAAACTATTGCTGGGCGTCCATCAATCTTGACAGACAATTTACTCTTGGCAAGAAACCAATTCAATACAGATAAATCACCTGTAAGAATGGTATCTTCGGGATGCTCAAGATGCTTGTTCTTCATCAGAATCAGGTTTGATTTTGGTAACTTTAGGACCGACTTGTACGCGGTTGGTTTCATAGAACCAGGCAACACGTTCGCGACGTGCTTGCATCAGCATATCATATTCTTCCTGTTGTTCTTTAGTGAGACGAAAATCTTGACGCCTCCAGGTATCTTTAAGTTCCCGCAGATGTGGCAGGACATTGACAGTATCGGTAGGAAAATTCATCAGACAGTAAAATCAGTTTGGTTGAACTCGTCGCAGTTGATATTCATTTGTGTGTCATTTTCTTCGAGTTCTGTGATGTCGAAGATTTCACCAGGCATGTCCTGAATTTCGCTCCAGATGTCGTCCATGGATTGCATTTGTTTGACTCTGTTAATATACACGGGATTGATTGACTTGGTTGATATGGTGGACAGTTATTGAGGTGTCCCGTATTCCTTAAATCTATGATCTAAGAACTGCGTGATGCAATACTTACCACGCTTTTTAGTTTTGTGTGCTTCATCCATAACAACAGGTGTGGATGCATGGTTTACAATAGAGGGAAAAATTACCAATCTATTGTTAACACATTCAACTTGCATATTGAAGTCAGGAAATAGTAAATCACCTCCTTCAAATCGTTTTGGTTCTTTATAGAAATATGTTAGTACAGTTAATCTACTTTCATCATAGTGAGATTGATACTCATTAGCGTCTTCATAGTATAGGATTTGTGTATGATGCATATCAATCGCTCTCATATCAAAAAACCAGTGAGGATGATTATTGATAATAGAACACTCATCAGAAAATATCTTTTCTGTTACAGTAAGAATGTTTGATGATTTTCTGTTCCAAAAAAATTCATCAAGATATACACATCCTACGTTCTTTATATCAGTTACTCCAGTTTCATCCTTTAATGGTTCAATCATCCTCTTACTATCAGAGAGATAATCCAACTCTACCATAATTTCACGCACCTCAGTATCATCATAGAAGTCATCTATGATAATCAAAGGTATTTCTTCATTATGATATTGTATGTTCATTACTGAATCAGAATCTTGATTTCTTTTGCTCCTAAGTTATCCTTTACATGCTTTTCCCAGAATACAGCATCTTCAATTTTCATAAAGGTTGCTTTTTGTTGTGCATAACCTTTTTTCTTCGGTTTTAGATACATCACTTGGTACATCATGCCAGTGTCTTAATACTCCAGATACAATAAAAGCGTTAGTGACCATGTAACTAACAAATATAATGGTGCGTATGCCAGCAACATAATTATCGTAAGGTTCTGTCTTGTCATCGCTGAAACTTCCAATAGCATACTTCCATATTTTCCACAATTTATTCACGGATCTCTGTGTCTGTACTGTTGTGATTTGTACTCGTCAGGGTTTACATTTCTCCTGTTTTTTACATACTCTAATTCATCCCATTGAAAACTAGAACATACAAGTAAGATGTGATTTTTCTTGTGAAATGATGCACCATGTTCTTTACACACTTTTTCACATGTACCTATCTCAATGCTGATAGATTCGTCGCACTTAAAATATACCCATCCCTCATGTTCTCTCCATTTTACATAGTCATCAACCTGAGGGATGTAATTCATAAAAATGCTGCCTCCAGTGGTGTTAGTTTGAGTTGCATTGCAGTATAGGGGCGAGTATTAGAAATGTCTACCTTATCTCCGTGCTTGGTGGAGTTAATAGGCGCATGATAGCATCTCTGCTTTGTGTTGTAGAACCCCCAGATTGTCCTAACTGAATCGCTGCTATAACAATACTTACGGTGATGAAGTAACCAAATAGCAACAAGATTTGATTTGTGATGCTTAACTTCATAGGAGAAACCTTTTGGAGGATCGTGAACAAAATCAGGCGGGAGTTCCAACAGGTTCATCATCAACAGAGATTGATTCGTATTCTGGATACATTGTAGCGATAATATACTGCGCTAGTTCTTGTGTAGGTGACACAACAAAAACTTCCACAGTATAAATGAGTTGTTCATCAGTTTCGCCACCTTGCATGGTAAGTTCTACCTCACCACGCCATATATTACCGTTTTTGAGATGTTGTTCCCATCCCACAATCATGTCAGGTTTTAGACGCATGGTGTGCCTTCAAATCAGGGTTTGGTTGTGATTTAGTCAAATCTCTACGAGATTGATTCTTAATAATGATAAACGCATCTTTGTTATATTTGCGAGTGCCAATCGGTGATTGCCACTTTTTATTATACTCTTCACCTACATCAATACCAGAGACTTGAGTTCCTCCAATCTCAACATCAACTTCATCCCCATAATCCCATCCAAGTGATTCCAAAGCAATGGCAAGTTGTCCTAGCATTTTACCTGGATACCTGACAGATTCATCCATTACATTCTCCTCAGGTTCAAGATTTCCATTCATGTGGTAAACTCCTCTACAACTTTTGACTCAAGATTTTCTGCTAGAGCATAAGTTCGTGAATTAGTAATGTTTTCACGAAGTTTGCTATAGTATTGTTGATTGAAACCATCATCCGAATCTGAGATGAGATTAAAACAATCTTCATCATTTTCTGCAATTACATTCCACACTCCACCATACTCACTAGAAGGAAATGGAATGAAGTGATCGACAATGTAGAAAAACTTTTGTGCCATTGTTTGTGATAAATTACTCCTTGATTTTAGACTGATTTGTGAGGTTAGTCAACTGTCGCTCTAATTCACATTTGATTGATGACAGTTTGCAATAAAGATAATGTCTGTATTCATTATCTTTAGTGAGTTCTGTAATTCCATCTACTTGATACAATGCAAGGATTAACCTTGTTTGCTCATCCATCAATAAAACTCCGCGAGGTAATAATCAACAGTTACCTCAAGTTTTTCTGCTTCCTCTTCTGCCTGTTTCCAGAACTCTTCAGCAATCTTTTCCATTTCTTTGTCAGTGTTAGTCATAGTTTGGAAATTTTGGTGAGTTGGAAACCTTCACGCAATGCGTGTTGAATGATAAGTTCAGGAGAAGTTCCCCTGAGTGGAATGTTACGATGAAGGAGGAAATCCTCGCAGGATGCTGCGAGACTCTCCTTTGCATCGTCAGTAAGTTGTTCTAAATCAATCATACGGCAAGTGCTCCTGAAGGGATGGGAATCTCCTGCATGTATGTATCATCCCAACTACGATTATTATAGCATACCCAACCAGTATCATTCAAAATATAAGCATATTCTTCACCTGCCTCCATGTATTCCTCGAAGTTTTTGTGAAGTGTAGGAGGGCAATCTTCGCCCCGTTGAGAGTAATACTGAGCACCATATTCTTCAGCAGGTTCTTCACTATTCCAGCGATCTTTTGTCCAGCAACATGACATGTCGCCGCCATCAATCAGTTCAGATGCTTTCTCCCTGGTGTGATAGTGTGTTTGCAGGATGCGTCCCAACCACTCAGGATAACCATCCCAGTGATGATAAGCAGACAAGATGCTGCCATCCTTGAGTTCGATTCCGATGCGTGAACGAGTGCCCATTGGAGTGTGTTCCTTTGACTCTGTTAATATAAGGCATCCGCCAGTGCATTTGAGATGGGAGTGGACGCTTTCTCTGCTGTCACACGCTTCTCAATTCTTTTCTGGCAAATCTCATAGTATTTTGTATCAATTTCATATCCAACATATTCTCTACCATTTTCAATACACATTGCAGCAGTTGTTCCTGCTCCCATGAAAGGATCGAGAACTAAATCACCTTCTTCACTCCAAGTAAGAATATGATCGCGTGCTAATGCCTCAGGGAACATGGCAGGATGTTCAAATGCAAATTTATCCTTAGTTGTAAACCCAGCACCAGTATTGTACTTCCAGATATTATTTCTGGGAGAATGTGTGGGAGTTGGTTTCTGCTTTCTCTCTACAAGATTGCCGTCTTTATCTCTATAAGTTCCTTTTCCCCAATTTGTGTGCCCTGCCCACTTGTTCTCCTTATCGCAAATAAGATTAGCAGTTTTTGGTTTTTTACCTTTACTCAACACGAACATGTATTCAAATATCTGTGAATACCTGTTACTATCTGCTCTAGCAGGAAATGATGCTCCATTCTTCTCATATATCATCGTATCATGCAACTTAAATCCTAAGTTCATGAAGTGCAATGCTTGTCTAAAACTACTACCAGTCTCTCCACCTTTGATGCAAGCATCACCAACAACCCAGACAATTACACCTCCAGGTTTGATAACTCTAGTGAGTTGTTCTGCTACCTGTTCAAATACATTCCAGTCCCATTTACTGCTGTCATTGTATGTTCGCAAGTCATCATAAGGTGGACTCGTTACACACAAGTCCACACATTCGTCTTCTAGTTTCTGCATACCAGTGATGCAAGATTCTTGGAATACTTGATTCATGTGAGAAAATTAGACACAAAAAAATGGAGGAGACTTGCTCCCCCATAGTATAACAGATTCAGATGCAATAAGCAATCGGAGTCTTTTTGAAGACAACATTCTTGCTACCCTTAGTGCAACGTCCGAAAATCATTGCCTCCTCGATAACATCGTGCATCTCCTTAGGGAACTTGAAAGTGGTGCGTGAGTTGTTACCACTGTGAGTGCCATGTCGGTTGATGCGGATGTCATCAAGAACACACAGATTGAGAGAAGCAATAAATGCTTTCGATTCAAGAAGTTCATTCAAGTTTTTAGTCTTGTCGAACTCCCAGAGAACCTGAACAAGATTCATTGGTTTCTCTTCCTTCGGGGAATGTGTTGCCCCTTGGATGTCATTGCCCTGCCCAGTCTTGATTTCGTAGGGTTTACCCTGGAAAATCATGTCACCACCACTGTTAAAAGATGGGGAACAATCATAACCCTTATCCTGAAGGAAAAATGGGAGGAAGAGTTCAAACATTTTGCCGAACTCAACACCCAAATCAACAGAAAACTCAGCACGGGACTTAACATCAGTCCAATACGAATCACGCAGTTGAACAATGTTAAGTTCAGGATTGATTTTCTTCCAGAACTTCAGGAGTCGGAAATCAAGAATCTCATCGTTGACTTTGTTGAGAATCTCTTCAAAGTTGTCAGAGATGATTTGATTGAGAGTCATGGGTGATTTGTTTGACACTGTTAATATACACGAAAAAAGAGGGGACACCAGTCCCCTTGTGACACTTCTTCGATTGGCACAATCAATGAAATGGATAACTGTGATGATGATTCTTATGACATTCTTTACAAAGAACATCACATTTTTTCATCTCATTCAGGATAGTTTCTCTGGAAAATCTTCCTACCATGTCAGACACTGATGTTATTTTAGTTGAAGGATTTCGATGATGATAGTCAAGATCCTCATAAACATCATGTCCACATTCTTTACAACTTTCCTGGGATTTAATCGCTTTGAACCAATCTTGTGTCCTAATCTTTGCCTCTGCTGCTCTATCTTTAGTGAGTTTTTTGTTCCTCAAGTACCACTCACGGCGTCGTTCCTTCTTTTTAGTTTCGGACGCAGTAAGAGGTCCGATAAGTTTAGGTCTTCCCATAATCAGCGGCGAATCTCAGAAATGGCAGGCAATCCTTCATTGAATACAGTATTAACAACTGCCTGCACTTTGCGAGCGGTGCTGATACCAACTGAATCATAGGTAGGTACACAAACCAAACCAAATGTTTTCTCAGTGCTACCCAATCGAATCACACGTCCAATAGACTGACTGATACCGATGTAATCCATGTTCCGCATAAAGATAACTGCCTCAAGTCCGCTGACGTTGATACCTTCAGACAGAATAGAGTGGTGGATAACAACAAATTTCTTGCTAGAATCCTTTCCCCAGGTATTCAAAGTCTCGAAGAATGTTTCCCTGTCAACTTTCTTACCATCGATGATTGCACCAGTCTTAGATGTAATCGTCATCCAAGAATAACCACGCTCATACAACTCAGCACAGAAATCAGACTCACTAAGTAGATTGATAATCTGCTTTGTAGTGCGAGCACAGATAAGAGTCTTGTCGATGTTGTTGTCATCGATAGTCTCAATCAGGTTGTCACAATCGTCAGCATACATTACCTTGCGTCCCTTAATCATAGGCAGTTGCTTGACAACAACCTTGGGAGGAAGAATGTAACCACCTTCAACCAATTCGGGAGCAGGAACATTTACAAGAACTTGTCCATATACATGCCCCCAGTTCATTCCTGGTTTCTTAAATGTAAGACTATGCTTAGGAGTAGCAGTATAGAAGTAGCAACGATCAGCATTTTCTGCAAAAAATTCAGTGGCAGG